TTACGACACCGATGCCATACATAAATTTCTTACTTTCTGCCATATTTTTCTTGTTATGATTGTTAATACTGTGCCGGTCGCCACTCCGACAATAAAGGCGATGAGAAGCATCTTCCACGGATTTGAACTGCGTTCCTTTTCCGTTCTGGCTTCATTCTTCTGCTGCTCCAATGCTTTCTTGTAGCTCGCCATTTGGCGTTCATAGTACTCGCACTGGCGTTGCAGACTGTCGCAAGTGGCATACACCACGATGATGCCACCTTTGTTCTGCACGGTTGCGCTGGCTCGTCCGTTCTTGGCTCGGTACTCTGCCTTTTCGGGCAGGTTAGTCAGTTCCGCCAGAGGTATCTCCAGCTTGGCTTCCTCCTGTGGTACTGTCTCCGTCCATGTGTGACGCACCTCGCTCTGGAGGGTGTCCGCGGATACTTGTTTCACGCTTTCCTCCGTGGCCACGCTCGCTTTTCGGCTTGTCGCGCAGCCCGACAAGAACAGGGCAATCATCATGATGCTTGCAACTGTTCGCAGTGTCGATAGCCTTCCGAAGACGCGCCATCTCGCGTTTCGAGGCTTCGAGGTATCTTCTTGTCTCATTGAGTTCTTCCTTCAATGGTTTCACGATGTTCTCTACCAAGATACGGGTGGCATGCTCGGCGTTGTCCATACGCACCGTCTCGGCATCGGCTTCCGCCTTCATCGATTCCGCTTTCGCTTTCCTTATGGTAGCCCGTAGCGTGCATATTGCAACAATGGTAGCCACCAGACCTCCGCCAAGGAGGATGTTCAGGACTTCGCTGATATTCATGCCATCCATATTTTTACTGTTGGTATATTCCTATTGACTTGAGCCACTTGGCTACATCGAAGGCAGGACAGGCTTTATTCACGCCCGGAAGGTCGCAATGACCTACAATCTTGATCTGCGGAAAACGCTGATGAAAGTTCCGCACATAGTCGGTCATCGCTTTCAGCTGCGCAGGGGTGCGCGTATCCTTGGGATGCTTCATATCCTTGGTGCAGCCACCGGCATACACCACATGACGGCTCACACTGTTGTAGCCCTTGGCACCGTTGGTCACTTCCCACGGATCAACCTCCGCATCTTCGTTGTTATCGACAAGGCGTTCCACCTTGCCATCCAAGTGTATCAGGTCGGTATAGCCTACCTGCTTCCAGCCACGCCCACCCTTGCTTACTGGGTCAGTGTGCCAGTGGCGTATCTCATTCGAGGTTACCTCACGGCCTTCGGGGGTGGCTGTGCAGTGTAGGACTAAATACTTCATTCTCGCCATTACGCTTCAGCTTTATATCCGCTGGTCATTACGACACCTGCATCTGCCTTCTTGAACATGCAGATGAAGTAGTGGCGGAAGTTCACCTTGTTGCGCTGGTACTCAGGGTCGTTCTCGGCAGGGCTCCAGTACATCTTGGTGGAGCCAGTAGCCTTGAACACACGCTGTGTATAGAATGCAAATGAGCAGTGGAAATCACCTGCGGTCTCTCCCTTGTCGCCGACTGCCTTCTTCACTCCATTGGATGTATAATAAGGGGTATTGGCAAAGTCATAAATGTCAAAGCCGTAAAGCTTGCCCACCTTGCCGGTGTTGCGGTCGATGTTGTACTGCTCTTTAAAACGCTGATCGGTCTCCAAGAGGTCGTTCACATGGTCGGTACACAATACGAGGCGACGGTTGGTGGTCGGAACGCCCAACTTGTCGAGGGCTGCCTTCATCGCAAGCAGGTCCTTGACGGTCATTTTGAGACGACCATTAGCAGCATCACGTTCGCCGGTGGTGGTCAGCACTGGGGTCTTGGCTGTATTCTTCTGGGCGCAGAGCGCATGTGCTGCCTTGGCGAACTTGGCATCGTTGATGGCGTTTGAATGACTCTCCTTCACTCGGGCAATCTTGTCGTAGCAGATGGCGTACAACTCATCATCGGTGATAGGGGTCACCTTGGTCTGGAACTTGTCAAGCTTAATGGCGATGTCCTTGTCATCAAGTGCCTGCAAGGGGATTGGGTAGGTGGTGTTGTTGACAAGCACGTCAGGGTCAACGCCAACCTCCACCAAGTGGATAACATCTTTGTCAACGATGCTTGAACTGTCGGGGATTCCATCAAGCCAAGTTCCTGCGAGAAACTCACGCAAGGACTTAACCAACTCTCCAGTCCAAATCTCCTTAAGCACACCCTCGCGTGCCACGCCCACTGGCATTGCACCGCTCACGGCTAATGCGATGGCATTGGCACCTACTGCACCTGCCACGGGCGACACGCCCAAAGTCATACCGAACACGGCTCCTGTAAACGCATTGAACAGCAAAGCCGTAATCATGGTCAAAATTGTTTTCATTCTTTTTGTATTATTGGTTTGTACTAAAGTTCACACTCCATGCCGTACTCCTCCTTGTAGAGTCGCTTATACTCCTCGGGCTGCTCTTTGCGGAGTGTAAGGAGTTCAGCAGACGGCACATCGCTCAGTTTCTTGTATGTGGCAGGCTGCTGGGTTGGAGCTCCACCCTGGTGGCCGATAACGGCACTGAGCTTCATCTGTGGCGACATGGCAGAGATGATGCGCTCCAACTTCTCCTGGCCAATTTCCTTGCCGAGGTTGATGAACTCGTCCTTCTTGTCTGTGGCGATACGCTTCTCGCCGACTGCTTTCTCCACGACGGCAGTGATACTGGCAAGCGTGAGGGTCTCCTTCTCCTTTTGGAGTCTCTCGTTCTCTTGCTTAGCGGCATTCAGCTCGCTGAGCTTGGCGGTGATCTCCGCATCAGTCGCCGTTTCCGGCAAGCCCAACTGCAGGGCATACTGTTTCTGTTCCATTTGTTTTTGATTATTATTGTTCAACATTGGCAAGGGACACTCGCTGTCCTTGCCGAGAGTTATCTTCTTGCCGTCCTTCTGCAGCACGATGGCATCATCATTGGCTCCGATGTCCACCAGACTGACTTCAAACAGTTTGCTCTTGGTGACGGTAGGACTGGTCTGACCCTGCACAAGCAGTTCGGGGTCCTCACTTGTCTCCAGAATGTCAAGCCCTGCGCTCACCATCTTCAGACTGCCGAACTCATACTGCTTCTTACAGCGTGTGGATAGTTCGGATGCTTCGTCAAACATCAATTCGCCGGTCACTTCACCATCCTCCACCTTCAGGTCTTTCACATAGCCTATCACATTACCACGCTCGTGCATATACAGCAGGACGGGGTTGCGCTGATACTGCTCCACGTTCATGCCAGCTGTCAGCACTCTTGTGCCGTAGCTGTTCAGGCTATCGTTGGTTATTCTTACGCGTTTTCCTTTACTCATATCGTTGTCGTTTTCTGGGCTGCATTGCCCGATTCGCAGTGCAATATTACGAGGTAATTGTCTGTCCGCCAAAAAAGTGTGCAATGGTTGCACACTTCTATGAAACCATTGCACACTTTTTTGGAGAGCCACCGAAATCGTGGCACTTTTGCAGAAGGAATCGGGGCGTGGTATGCCCTGATGTGAACAAAAACCTTATCAACATGACAAAGGCAGATATTGAAAAAAAGAAATCGCTGGCACGCACGCTCTATCTTTCGGGCATGGAGCAGCAGGAGATTGCGGAGAAGGTGGACGTGTCGCGCGTCACCATATCCAAATGGTGCTCAGCCGAGGGGTGGAAAGAGGCTCGTGCCGCCAAGAACATCACACGCCCTGAACTGGTGAACAAACTGTTGCTCACCATCGACACACTCATTACACAAGTGAATGGTTCTGACGACCCTGCACTCATTGCAGGACTTGGCGACAAGCTGGCTAAACTCTCGTCGGTCATTGAGAAGCTCGACAAGAAGGCTAATGTGGTGGATGCCATCGAGGTGTTCATGGCGTTCTCCAAGTGGCTGGAGTACCGCTCGCAGACAGACCCGGAGGTGACTCCCGAACTGATGCGTGTAATCAACAAGTACCAGGACATGTACATCACAGAACAGATGGGCATAAAATAGTGGAGGCAGCCTATGGCAACAGCAGCAGAAAAGAAAAAGGCATACGAGGAGTGGAAAGAGCGATGCCGGCAAGTGCAAGCCATTACGGACACGTCTCTCCTGAAAAGCGAAACGCCAGTAGAAAGGGACATGCGTATCAAACGCTTGCTAAACAACTACGCAGCGTTCTGCGAGTATTACTTTCCCCACTTCCTGCAATTGCGTGACAAGACGACCGGCGAGGTCATACGCACCATTCACAACGCTCCGTTCCACAACGAAGCTGCGCGCAAGGTCCGAAACACGCCCGACTTGAAGGCTGTATTCATGTGGCCACGCGGTCACGCCAAATCGACCCACCTTGATGTATTCACGCCGCTCTGGTTGATGTTCCAACCGAAGCGGCTTATCAACTTTATGGTGGTTGTCGGGAAGTCGGAGGACAATGCCGACCGACTGCTTGGAGATATTCAAGCGGAACTGGAATACAACCAGCGTCTCATTGCCGACTTCGGACAGCAGAAGAACGACGGCGGATGGCAGGAGGGCGAGTTCAAGACAAAGAGCGGTGTGAAGTTCCTTGCCTGCGGTCGTGGACAGTCGCCTCGTGGTCTGCGTGACCGTGAATCTCGTCCTGACTACATCGTCATTGATGACCTTGACGACGATCAGCTTTGCAAGAATGATAAACTCGTACACGACCTCACCGACTGGGTGAAGGAGGCTCTCTTTGGTGCGCTTGATGTGGGTCGTGGACGCTTCATTATGGTGGGCAACCTCATCAGTAAGAACTCTGTGCTCTACAATCTCTCACGTACAAAGGGAGTGTTCCTTTCTAAAATCGTAGCGGTCGATCGTAACGGAGAACCGGTATGGAAAGAGAAATGGACTAAAGAGGAGGCGCAGGCTTACCGCGACTTCGTGGGCTATCGTGCCTGGGAGAAGGAGATGATGCACAACCCTATCGTGGATGGTACAATCTTCCGTGCGGATTGGATTCGATACAAGCGTTTGCCAAAGCTCGAAAAGTACGACATGATTGTGTGCTATACCGACCCGTCGTTCAAATCGACAACCTCCAACGACTACAAGGCGAGCCGCGTTTGGGGAAAGATTGGCTCGGAACTGCATCTCATAGACAGTTTCGTGCGCCAGGCGACAGTCAGCGAGATGGTTCGATGGCTATACGACCTCTACGAGCGTACACGCGACACGGTGGCTATTCAGTTCTTCATGGAAGCGAACTTCATGCAGGATGTGATTTTGGACGAGTTTGCCGTGGAAGGTGAGCTGCGTGGCTACCAGCTGCCCATCATGCCCGACAAGCGAAAGAAGCCAGACAAAATCCAGCGTATAGAGGCGGTCAGCCCTCTTTGGGAACGTGGCTTTGTCTGGTACAACGAGCGCAAGAAGGAAGACCCCGATATGCAGGTGGGCATAGAACAGACATTGGCGTTGGAGCGTGGCAGCCGTGTGCATGACGATGCGCCTGACGCTGATGAAGGCGCTATATGGATACTCCAGCGCAATACAAGACAGGAAAGTTTCAAACCGGTGTTCGGCAAAAGACCGACCGCCAAAAACATTTGGTAACAATGATACAAGTAATAAAGGACATTGTCTGGGGATGGCAGTGCAAGCGTGCCATCAAGAAAGCCAACAAGCTCTCAAAGCTGCTTGGCATGAAGTATTATGTGATTTACATGAACGGCTCGCTGAAGGTCGTACCGAAACGCACCATCCGCGAACTGGTTGCCAAGCACCGCTTCCGTAAGGGTGTAAAGGTTGCCGACATCGAGCGTCGTGCCATTTATGTGACGCATTAGGAAGGAGGCTTACGATGTTTATCACGGAAGAGGACTACAGAGTGGTCATAGGCGAAAATGCGCTGAAGGTCGTATCGCAGGCATCGCAGGAGATACGCGACAATGCGGAACTGGAGGCTTGCGAGGAGATTGCCGGCTACCTCAGACCAAAATACGACACGGAAGAGGTGTTCTCGGCTGAAGGCGAAAACCGCAACCGTTTGGTGGTAATGTATGCCGCCGACATTGCGCTCTATCACATGATTGCCGCTATGCCCCAAAAGATGGGCAGCGAAATACGCAAGGAACGCTACGAACGTGCCATCAAGTGGTTGGAAGGCGTGCAAGCCGGGAAAATCATCCCTGACCTGCCGCTTGCCACCGACGAGGACGGCACACCGACTGGCGACTTGCTCATATTCGGTTCACAGAAACAATTACGACATAACTGGTAACGCTATGGATATAAAGAACTTTTTCAGCGGTATGTTCGGAGGTGGCAGTCAAAATATACTGCACACGCCAAACGGGGACTTCAACCTTGCGAAGTCGTCTGACCGCAAGCGCATAAAGAAGATGGTCATCGAACTGCAACGCACCACCGATGCGCTTACACGCAGGGACATTGCCGACTGGCGCAACGCCTGGCAGATGGCTATAAATGTGGACAGCCCGAACCGCCAACGTCTCTACGACATATACCGCGATGTGGATATTGACCTTCACCTATCGGGCTGTGTTCGCCAGCGTGTAGGATTCGTCATGGCGAAGTCCTTCAAACTGGTCGATGCAAAGGGTAATGAAAACGAGGAGGCACACCACTATTTCGACCAGGCTTGGTTCAAGCAAATGCTCGAATATGCGCTTGCCGCCAATCTTTGGGGACACTCGCTCATCGAACTTGGCGACCTCACCACCGATGGCGATGGATGTCCTTGCTATACGGATGTGAAGCTCATTCCACGGAAGCATGTCATTCCAGAATACGGCCGTGTGATTCAACAGCTCGGGCAGGACTGGACTACGGGCATAGACTACCACTCAGCCCCATTCTCTGACTGGCTCATAGAAGCTGGACGGCCTGACGATCTCGGACTGTATCTGAAGGCTGCCACGCAGACCATTCCGAAGAAAAACATGTTGGCATTCTGGGATTCCTTCGGCGAGATTTTCGGTATGCCGATGCGCATTGCACGCACCACCTCACGCGACCCCAAGGAGATGGGACGACTTGAACAGATGCTCAAGGGTGCCGGAGCAAGCCAGTACATGGTGGCAGGGCAGGACACTGAGATTGAATTCGTCGAAAGTGGAAAGGGCGATGCCTTCAACGTCTATGACAAACGCATCGATCGCGCCAACTCGGAACTGTCAAAGCTCATCATCGGGCAGACGATGACCATCGAGGACGGCAGCAGTCTTTCACAATCAGAAACACACCTTGAGGTGTTCGAGAACCTGGTGGAAAGCGACTGCACCATGCTGCGCGACATCGTGAACAACCAGCTTATCCCACGCATGGTGAAGCATGGCTTCCCCGTCAAGGGGCTGCGCTTCGAGTGGGACGATGCGGTGGACTACACGCCGGAGCAGCAGGTGGCATACGAGACGATGATCGCCGACCGCTACGAGGTGGACCCGATGTACTTTGCGGAAAAGTACAGCATGCCTGTGGGTGAACGGCGCAACGCCACACCCATGCTCCAGGCTGGCGGTGACGATGATGACGACGAGGGCAACAAAGAGCCGGACGACAAGAACAAGAAGAAACGGCAGCAGAACATTCACGGCGGTTTTTTCGACTGAGCCCCAGTGATTACCTGGGGCTGCACCGACGCTACGCCCAGCTGTTAGGCGATGGGCCGCAGACTTTGTCGCTGTCAAAGGAGCGTGAGGAGGAGATACGCAAGCAGCTCTCCGAACTGTTCGACGGCATGATGCGCACGCTCTACTCGTTGGAGGGATCGCAGTTCCGCATTGAGGTGCTGGCCGAGCCGAAAATCCAGAAGTTCATCGATGCCCATGCCGGTGTGCTGGACTCCACTTTCAAAAAGGTGGAGATGTCCGATGCCATGCGCAAGCGGCTCCAGCGGTCTGACTACATCTTCTCCGGCATGAAAACATTCCACGAGTTGAACGAGGCGTTCCCGTCCTTGCTGGATTCTAACGGCAATAGAAAGACGTTCGAAGCCTTTTTGAATGATGTTCGGAAGATAGACAACACCTACAACTCCAACTACCTCCGTGCGGAGTACAACTTCGTACAGTCGTCTGCGGAGATGGCTGCCAAGTGGGAACGGTTCTCTGAGGACGGCGACCGCTACAACCTCCAGTACCGCACGGCTGGCGATGGCAAGGTGCGCCCGGAACACGCTGCGCTTAATGGCGTGACGCTTCCGCCGTCAGACCCGTTCTGGGAGGAATATTATCCACCAAACGGATGGAACTGCCGTTGCACCGTAGTGCAGGTGCGCAAGTCCAAATATCCTGCCACGCCCCACGATGAGGCAATGGCGCTTGGCGACGAAGCTCTTCAACGTGACACAAAGGGCATCTTCCATTTCAATCCAGGAAAGGAAGACAAGACCATACCAGACTACAACCCCTACACTATTCGTCGGTGTCGTGACTGCGATGTCGCAAATGGCAAAATCAAGCTGGCGAGATTTGTTCCAGAGAATGAGTTGTGCGAAGCGTGCAAGCTACTTCGGTGCATCAAAGATGTTCAAAATGAACACATAGAAAAGAATCGTTCCTTATATGGCAAACTCATCAAAGATGATAAATATAAAGATGTTGCCTTTGATGAAAAGAACGGGGGCTTAAAAGCCACCCATATTGGGCATAACTTAGACAAAGACAAAGGCTGGTATGAAACCACAATACAAGATGTTGGATATAAACATGGGCACTCTGTTATCTTAGAGGAAGAGCCTCAGAATGTGTATAAAGGAAAGAGTTGCGAGGGACTTTGGGATAATCTTAAATTCGAGGTCGCCGGTGCAGAAAGTGGCACATCTAATAATATTAGAAATGCTCTCAAACATTGTGCATCTAAACCAGAATCAAAAATCGCAGTTTTATTCTTCCCTAACGGTAATTTCTCAGCGGAGAACTTCCAAGCTGGTCTTGCAAAATTCAATGGTCTCCAGGGAACATCCCAGTATAAGAAGTTTGATTTGATTTACTGCATACAAGGAGAAGAGATAGTACAAATAAAAAAGCCAAGTTAGAAAACTTGGCTGGAACGAGAGCGGGTCTCTAAAGGTTACCCCATCCCTCGCATTGCAAAGGTAATAACAAATTTTCAAAACACAACAAGTTATGAACAAAATTTTCTCATTTCTAAAAAAAGCAACCGCTATAAGCATCTTATCGGCGGTTTATTGGTTGGTCTGTGCGCCTTGTCACCATGGGCAGCCATCTATTCTGCCATCATCGCAGCCTCAGGCCTCGAACTCAAAGACAAGCTTCACGGCTGTCCTTGGGACTGGATTGACTGGGCTTGCACAGTGCTCGGAGGCTTCATCGCAATGTTATTTTGGCTCATTGTGTAATATTCATTCATCTTTTTGCACAGAGAATGAGTAACTTTGCAAACTGGTAGAGTTTCCCATAGGCCGTGTGGTCTATCGCGGGTACAACAATGTGAACGCGAATGGCGGTGTCTCGAATGCGAATGCGAATAACGATGCCTCGAATGCGAATGCGAATGTCGGCTCGCGCCTGGAAATCTAACTAATCGGCGTACAACGATGGGGACGTGTCCCTAATGTGGAGCCGAGGGAAACGAGCCACAGCAAAAGCACCTATATTCAAGGTGGAAAGCTGAAACATCAAGTGTCGGGCAATAGAGTTTGGTAGGTCGGTAACGATTCGAAGAAGTTTGGCCCGGGGAAAGGAAGGCCCTTATCTTCCATCATAAAAAGAAGACCATGCACAGAGAAGGCTATATCATGCAAGAGATAACGTCCTACGGCAATATGTCGGAGGCGTTTGACCGTGTACTGCGTGGGAAGAAGCGTAAGAAATGCCGTCAAGGACGCTATCTGCTCGCACACCGCGAGGAGGTGATTGCAGAACTGACTGCAAAACTTGCCGACGGTTCCTTTCGACTCGGCAGTTATCATGAACGCATCATCTGTGAGAATGGCAAAGTAAGACACCTGCAGATTATTTCCATGTACGACCGCATCGCAGTGTATGCCGTGATGAACGTGGTGGACCAACATCTGCATAAGCGTTTTATCAGGACGACTGGAGCAAGTATCAAGAAGCGTGGCACACATGATCTCCGCAAGTGCATGCAATTGGACATGGAACGTGACCCCGAAGGCACACGCTACTGCTACGAGTTCGACATCAAGCATTTCTATGACAATACTAAGCCTGAGTTTGTCATGTGGTGCTACCGCAGAGTATTCAAAGACAAAATCCTGCTGTCGCTCCTGGATCATTTTCTTCATCTTCTGCCGGAGGGTATCAGCTTCGGGTTGCGAAGCTCACAGGCTTCTGGCAATCTCTTGTTGTCCGAGTACCTTGACCATTATCTGAAGGACAAATACGGCATTCGCCATTTCTACCGTTATTGCGATGACGGTAGAGTGCTCTGTGGCAACAAGCAAGAAAATTGGCTGGCACACGGCATTGTACATGAGCAAGTCGAAAAAATTGACCTTGAAATCAAGAAGAACGAAAGGGTATTCCCATCAGCGCAAGGAATCGACTTCTTGGGGTATGTGACATTCAACGGATCATACTCACTACTGCGCAAGCGCGTCAAGAAGAAGTATGCAAGGAAACTACACAAAGTCAAGTCAAGAAAGAGACGGCGAGAACTGATTGCGTCATTCTACGGAATGGCCAAGCACGCTTGCTGCCGAAATTTGTTTTATAAATTAACAGGCAAAAAAATGAAATCATTTAAGGATTTGAATGTCGCTTACAAGCCAGAGGACGGCAAGAAGCGATTTGCGGGTGCGGTGGTAAGCATCCGCGAGTTGGTGAACCTGCCCATCGTGGTAAAAGACTTCGAGGTCGGAGTCAAAACCAGCCAGGGCGAAGACCGCTGTGTCGTGTCCATCGAGCAGAACGGCGAGCCAAAGAAATTTTTCACCAACAGCGAGGAGATGAAAAACATTCTCCAGCAAGTGAGTGAAATGCCAGACGGCTTCCCATTCGAGACCACCATCAAGGCGGAAACCTTCGGCAAAGGTAGAACGAAGTACATTTTCACATGATGAACAGAGTAAACGGAGCACAAGGGGTAAAGCTGCTTGAATGCACCAACCCCGTCAAAGGAAAATGGCGCGTCCGATGGGACGTGCATAACAACGAGGATGGATCTGCCGACTATATGGAGGCTGAATTCAACGGAAAGCCATCTGAGGATACCATCAAGACCATGGTGTCGGAATGGTTCAACGACCGCACGAACGAGACCATACTTTCTGGCTTCGTGTGGAACGGCATGAGCGTGTGGCTCTCTAACGAGAACCAGTTCAACTACAAGGTGGCATACGACTTGGCTGTGCAGTCTGATGGCAAGACATTGCCAGTCACTTTCAAGTTCGGAACAGACGATGTGCCATACTATCACACGTTCAGCACCATCGAAGAACTGACGGACTTCTATACCAAAGCCATGCAGCATATCCAGGACACACTGGCTGACGGATGGAAGAGCAAGGATAATTTCAATTTGGAGTTATACCGAGACTAAGAACAATCCCTTCGGGGGAGGGAAATAAAAAAGCCCCCGGCCTGTTAATTAGTCGTCTCACTTACTCATTAACACAATGATACCTCTTACCGGCACGACCGGGGGCATATACCCTCGTTCGCCAGTAAGAGGTTTATTTTTGTTGTGCGCGATTGCGCAGAATAAGTGAGACGATGCAAAAGTACTAAATTTTTCTGAAAATGAAACTGATAGAGATACTTAATTTGAACAGGGAACTGCTGATTTACTTCCAAAAGGCAGGAATCAGACTGGACGATGTGCAGTACATCGACCTTTTTAATGAATACCGCACGCTTTCCGCACAGGGCGAGAAGGTGTCCTATATCGTGGCAAGGCTCGCCACGGAGTATGCCGTCAGCGAGCGCAAGGTCTATAACCTCATACGCCGTTTCAAAACCGACTGCAACCTGCTTGCAGTGTAACGTGGTGGCTTGTTGGTTAGGGAGAGGTGCTGCCGTGTTACCTTTGCACCGTTTTCAAAATCAAAACGGTCATGAACAAATACCATCAAATTTTACAGAAAGTGCTTGCCGAGGGCAAGTGCCAACAAAACAAGAAGGGGAGCATACGCTATCTGCTCAACGAGAGGCTGGTGCTCTCCCCTGCCGACCTGCTCGACATCTTCGAGGGGCACGGCATCGCACGCAAGAAGTTAAGGAATGAGCTGCAGCTTTTCATGCAGGGTGAACGCAACGTGGAGAAGTACCGCGAGGTGGGCATCAACTGGTGGGACTACTGCGGTGCCATTCTCGTAAACTCCTACCCCACCTATTTTGAAAAGTTGCCGCCACTCATTGCAAGAATCAACCGGGAAAAACGCAACAGCAAGAATTATGTGCTGTTCCTTGGTTCCACCGATGCGGAGACAAACCAGGCTCCGTGCCTGTCGCTCGTCCAGTTCCAGATAGAGAACGGCGAACTGGTTGTGTCGGCTTACCAGCGCAGCTCAGACGCGAACCTCGGCTTGCCTGCGGACATCTACCATCTCTACCTTATGGCTCGGCAGATTGACCTCCCGTTGAAGTCCATCACGCTGAACCTTGCGAATGTGCATATCTACGAGAACAACATCGAACACACCATACAACTGCTCGACGGGAACGAGAACGTGAAATTTGAACTGAACGTATAAAACATGAAAAAACAGTATTTATCGGCACCGCTCCCTTTCGTGGGACAGAAGCGCATGTTCGCGCGTGAGTTCATCAAGGTTCTGAAGCAATATCCGGAGGACACGGTATTCGTGGATTTGTTCGGCGGTTCAGGTCTGCTGTCGCACATCACCAAGTGCCAGAAGCCAGATGCCACAGTCATATACAACGACTTCGACGGCTACCGCAACCGCCTACAGCATATCCCGCAGACCAACCGCCTTTTGGCTGACCTGCGCAAAATGGTGGAGGCGGAGGGCATACCCAAGCACAGCTGCATCCGTGGCGAGCTGCGCGACCGTATATTCGCCCGACTGGAGCAGGAGGAGCGTGAGGTCGGGTACATTGACTTCATCACCATTTCCGCAGGACTGATGTTCTCCATGAAGTACAAGATGAGCATTCCTGAAATGAGGAAGGAGGCACTCTACAACAACATACGCAAGTCTGACTATCCCGCTTGCGATGATTATCTGGAAGGCATCACTGTTGTGTCGTGCGACTACAAGGAGTTGTTCGCCCGATACAAGGACGTGCCGAATGTGGTGTTCCTTGTCGATCCGCCGTATCTCTCCACCGATGTGGGTACATATAATATGTACTGGAGGCTGTCAAATTACCTTGATGTGCTGACCATTCTTGCCGGTCATCGTTTCGTTTACTTCACTTCCAACAAGTCGTCCATCATCGAGCTTTGCGAGTGGATGGGCAGGAATCCGACCGTGGGCAACCCATTCAGAAACTGTCACAAAGTGGAGTTCAACGCCACCGTGAACTACAGCTCGCACTACACGGACATGATGCTGTTCACCGATGCCGCCTGACGGTGTTATAATTCAATTCTGACAACATAATAAGAGCGTTCCAAGCAATCAGCCGGGAACGCTCTTTCTGTTTGATACGGGGCAAATCAGAGCCGTTTTATGGCGACATACTGATATACCTCTATGGTCTCCACGATGTCCTCGTGGTCATGGTTGGTGATGCTCTGCGCAAGGTCAAGTTCTCCGAAGGTTTCGCCCTCCAGGTTGGCAAGCCTCCTGTGGATTCTGTCGGGCAGGTCGAACACCTCCAGCGCATCTTCCTTGAACGGACTGCCATCACTGGCAGCGCCTGCCCAGTCGGTGACGATGTGGAGGGTTATCTGTGGCTCGGCACGGTATTCCACTCCGTTCACTATCGGTTTCCACTGTATCGGGCCGAACTCCACGAACACGGCAGGTCTCTCCCACCCTTCTTCCTGCTCGATGAACTCCACGTTGCGGTTCCACAGGTCGATGTGCTTTATTTCCGCTATCGCTCCGAGTTCCCTGCAAAGGAGGTTATAAAGTTCTTTTCTCATTTTCGCTTGATTTCAAATTCCACATTAAAGTATTCGGTGATGTTCTCCTCCACAATGTCTCGGACGGCCTTTTCCACTTCGGGTGACACGCCCAGGAAACGCCTGCGCGGTATCTTGATGCTCTTGCCCTCTTTCATCAGCGCCATGTACTTCCAGAATTCGGCCTCAGTGCTCAACTGGACGGTTCGTTTGTCGTTTCGCCGCTCGCCGTTCTTCTTGCGGCCGAACGCTCCTGAGGTCTCGTAATACTTTGCCCAGAAGAAGCGCTTCATCTTCTTAGTCACCTTTATCTCCCCTCCGTCGTTGTGTATGGCCGCATACGGCAGCGTGGTGAAGAACGTGATGCTGTTTTCGGTGGTTCGGCTGGATATGCTCTGGCGGAGGGTGCCGGTGTCTATCAGTATGGAACCGCCCGGCCGTGTGGGGCTTTTCCTGCGCTGCCATGCCTCGCTGAAGAAAGCCTGCCGCTCGAAGTTCCTATCGAACTCGTCGCCCATCTCCACCCTAATGTCGTTTAGGATATTGCGGATAATTTTCTGTATGTTCTGGTTCATCGTCAAAGTCGAATTTTAGAAACGTCTGTGCCTCTTGTGGCACTTCGTTCTTAGGGTCACAAGAGGCATTAAGGAGGTTGTAGAAGGTACGCTCACATATACCATAAACAGGATACACGTACCTTCGCCATATCTCGCGGTTGCTGATTCCGCTTTTGGCATGTTGGTCGTATATCCTATTTATGTCGGTGACACGTTTCTGATAGCTTGCTCCTCGCCTCTTGCTCATAAAATGTTTTAGTGTCTGTCTCTTGGTTTATAGGGACGGATGTCATAGCTCATCTTTGCGCTGACGGTTACTCTGCCCGTTCCCTCACATTGGTCACATGTGCTTTCTTTGCCAGTCTCCTTGTCGTGGAGACGACCTGTGCCGTAACACTTACGGCACAAGGCCACTTTCGGTTTCTTCTCCACTTCCAGTATCATACGGCATCCTCTTTCTTGGGTTCAACGTAGAATGTCTCGTCCTGCACCACTTGGATACCGCATTTGTTCATCTGAGGAACCATATCCTCCACGTCGCGGTCTGCAAGGAGTTTGTCCTTGGCTATCTCCTCGGTCTGTCGCAGATAGCCGGGCAGGAACTCCTTCACCAGCTGCAAGGCGCTTGCCCATGTGAAGCCTTTCAAGGTCTTCAGCTTCGGTGTGCCCGTGCGGAAGCCGATAACGCCATGTGCCATCTCAAGGCTCTTTTTCTTGGCGAACAACTCTGCCTGGTTCTCGATGGCATAAGCCTGGAGCGTGTCGAAGGCTTTCTCCTTCTCTCCTTCCAATTCTGCCAGCTTGTTGGCATACTTCTCGCGGATCTTCGCACACTGCAATTCAATGTCTGCCGTGATTTTCGCACTCTGTGCGTCCGCCTTTGCGTAGGCTGCGAACGCTTCGTCGGCTGATTCTCTTGTCACGCCGGTAATGATTACTTTCTTTTCTCTTTTTGCCATTGTAGTAAACTTTTTGTTGATTATTGTTTTGATTGCTTATCACTCGCCGTCTTCAGGTTCTGGCCAGTCGCCTTCTTCCAGTTCCTTGTCTATCTCGTATTCAATACACTCAAGAAATTCGATGTACTGGTCACCTTGGAGTTCTCTGTATGCGATGCCATGAATGTATTCCATCACACGCTTCACTTTCTCATTCATGCCTCACCTCCATTTCCAATTGGTACCATCATGTATTCCACCTGTGGCTGTGCTGGAGGTGTCGGTTCTTTCTTAGGTTTCAGACCTCCCTTGCGCTGGATGGAGCGGAGCTTCACCGATAGCTGCTCCAATTCCTCATTACTTAGTTGGGAGAACACCTTGCCGGCAATACGCTGATCCTGGCAAAATGCGTTGATGCGTGTCCAGTCTGTTGTGTCGATGCCGAGTTTCTGCATCAACCTCAAGCACTGGCTTCGATGCTTGCGCTGTACGTCCTTGGCAGTGCGTATCAATTTGGCTGTCACACCTTCGAGATTGTCGCACATCATGTCGTACTCCTTACGGGTCATTTCCCTAAGCGAAGTGGTACGTCCATTAGTGAATTGACTCACCACTCCTTCCTTGAACTCATCGCCCAACTCCTTGGTGGCAAACTTGTAGCTCTTTTTGAGTATGCCATAGAAGCGTGCGAAATTGGTTACTTCCTGTGCCATATCTATTTCAATTTTGACAACCTTATTCTTTCACTTAACACCTTCAAATTACATTCAGGACAACACTCACCCTCATCTTTCAATGGATGAGGATTGTTTCCATAGCCGATTTGGGTCTTACCGCAAAGGCAGCAGGTGTATTCACGAACATTGTTCTCATGACCTTCAAACATCACTTTAATGCCACACGAACTGGCAACATCCAGTTCCAGTTTTGCTCCCTTGCTCAATTCCCAGCCTTGCAGCATATAGATGCAATCACACTTCAAAAGCAGGGCAATGTCCACTCTCATGTGCTCCATCCAGTGAGCATCTTGCGAAACGCCATTTTCAAATGGGTTCACCGGCTCGTAACCTTTTATGGAGAGATAGCGTGCCGCATGGTCAAAGGTTGCCATACGCTCTTTAAGGTCGTAGTGGGCTATCGCTCCGCTGATATAAACTTTCTTCTTCATCTCAGTAATGTTTAGTTGTTAGACTTGTCATTATAAACCTCCACGGCTTTCTCCGCCCAGATGGTGTAGTATTCACTCACGTTGCCCGAGTACCGACCTTGGCAGTAGGCACGGAAGCCTTGCGTCCTCACCTTCACACCTGCTGCATATTTCAGTCTGATGGCTGGTTTGCCCATAGGCTTGCCTTTATCCTCTTGGCTGACGAAAATGAAGGTCTTGCGCTTGAAGCGGTCTATCAAAGCTCTGGTCAGTGAATATTCCCACCCTGCTTCGTAGGCGTACTGATAACTGTCCACAATGATGAACTTGGCGCTCTTGGGCTTTGCCAGACGTTCTTCCAATGCCTTGATGTCACCATCGGTAATGATGCGGAACGAGCCTTGAACGTCACTCATCTTGAATTGGGCAAGCCGTCGTTGCATCGACAGGCCAACGCCCTCTTCCAAGGACACATACAACACGCTGCCTATACCGCAGAGCATCTTCGCAAACTGCATCACAAACGAACTCTTGCCGCTGGCACTTGGTCCGCTGATAAACCATGTATCACCCTCCTCAGGCTCACCGAACACGTCTTTCCATTGTCCTTCAAATGGTAGTGCCTTGTGCTTGATATTCGCCACATCCTTGGGGCTGTATGCTCGCTTTGCCATATCACTTCTCTGTTTCGATAAGTTCTGATACAACTGCGTCCGCTATCTTGACTGCATATTTGGCAATGAGTTCGGCTGTCATTTCTTCACGATCATGGTGAAGGACTGGAGCCACAAACAATGCAGCCTTGGCCAATTCATAGCGACGTTGCTCCCAGTCCACCTCGTTATTTCGTTGTCGGCGGTTTATTTGTATAACCGCGTCCATATATTGCATTTCCATCTTTGTCATCATGCCTGCACTCTTTTTAGTTTTTCTATTTCCGTGTAAACTCGTCTCAGTCCACCACCCGACTTGCGCACCAGGGTAGCAATATCCGCACCTTCAGGGGCGTTCACCTTTGCCACCACACTCGCCTGGTCTTTCAGGAACTTCTCACGTTCCTTGCAGTCGTCGGGCGTTACCTTCGAGTAGCGGTCACCGTATCGGCTGAGCATCTCGGTATAGCCCACTTTCTTGCACTCAATGGAGCGGTTGATTTTGGCTTTCAGTCCGTCCGCACCCATCATATACCAGGCGCAGCATCTTTCTGTAGCGTTCCACAAGGCTTTGAGTTCCAGGAATGCCTCATACTGCAAGTCGCCAGCCTCGTCCAGAATGATGAGTGGGGTGTCGATTGAGCGCAAATAATAGACCAAATCCTCGTACACGTCGCTGTATCTTCCATTGCTGCCAACGCCAAACTCAGTGGCTATCTTGCGCACCAGCTTCAGTTTAGTCTTCACTTGTGAGCAATCCACATAGATGGCATTGCGGTGGCACTGCACATAATAGCGTGCCGTGAATGTCTTGCCGATGTTGGGTATATCACAAAGTATCGCACTCAGTCCGCTCTGTTGGCTGAACTCCAGCTGCTTGGTGATATATTCGAAGGTGGCGGTGCGTGCTGGCTTCCATTCAATGCCTCCTCTGAGGTTCACACCCAGTCTTCGGGCGATGGTTATCCAGTTGGCTTCGCTCAGTGCCTTGTCTGTCTGACCATTCTTGATGGCGCTATATACCGAGGTGCTGATGCCCAATGAAGCAGCGTGCTTGGCATCGCTCGGATAGTTCGTGCGGTTGGTGGCTATAGCCTCCAGTATCCGCTTCTTGTTCTCATTCGTAATCATGTCTCACGTTATTTTAATGCCGTTTTAATAATATTCTAATTCTACAAATCTGCCAACGGGTCAGAAATGTGGTAGGTCACTTCCATTTCCTGCTCGCTTTCCATCGGTGGAAGTTCAAGCGGTGGCGGTGGTGCAGCCTCTTCTGAGTGTTCCGGCTTGGATATGCCAACAGTTGCAATGGCGTTCTTCTTCACGTATGCGTTGAATGCAGCTATCTTCTTCTGCTGGTTCACGAATATCTCATTGTCCTCGTCAGTCTGCTCTGCATCGGCAGTGTTGAACGTGCCCACGTCCTCGAGCTTGTCGATAAGTCGGTCGTTCTGGAAGATATAAACATCGGTTGCATTGCCGTTCTCATCGGTCAGATAGTAGGCATCCACCTTGTAGTTGTTCGGTGCAAGTCTTTCTATCACCTCAGTTTTGCTCAACCACCAGTCCTTATATGCCACTCTGCAGTAGCTGTTCCTGCGTATGGAGGTCTCAGTGTGCTCGCCGATAAAGCGTGCCCACACCGATTTGTCCATTGGCTGAAGCGTTGGGTTCATATTGGCTTCAAGCACTTGCCAGCGTGTCATGCCGGGGTATTTCTTCTGATTCGGGTGGAGGGTATTGTTGAACTCCTTGATGTCGCGGATGTCATCAGCAATCAGTTCTTCCCATGTGTAGTACTGTTTGTCCTCGTAGGTGTCATTCTTCTCATCAAACACCTTCTTGGCCTCCGTGCGGTAGTGTCTATCCTTGGCGTAGAAGCGTCCGATGCCGAGGTGGTTCCGATGCTCCACACGGCGTTTCTTGGCACCGTTCATCGGCTCAGCGTATTTCTCTTGAGAGTTCATCGGGGCGCAGAAACGCACAAATGGGAACAATACGCCTGCCTTCAGGAAACTCTCTTTCCACTGACTCATCAAGTGGTTCTCCACCTCAACCTGCGCCGGGCAACCCCAGCCCTTGCTTTCTATCAGTCGGAACATCGAACGGAAGCAGTCGGCAACCAAGTCCACGTTCTTGTTGCGGTTGTAGGCATAGCCCACCACGCACTGGCTCGTCACATCGTAGGCGTAGTATGCCTTCGGCCTTGCTTTGGTATCCTTCAGCTTGCGTGGGAGGTCGCGGTCGTCGAATGAAATTTTTGAGAACGAGAACTCGGGCGCATGGCGGTGAACGTGTGGCATCTGCTCGTGCATGAATGTGGTGTAGGAATCTTGGTGTTTTGCTATAAACAGACGAGCATCTGGACGATTCAGGTAGTTCGTGATAGTGCTTTCGCTCAGCGACTTCGGGTCACCATTCTTGTCGGTCCACTCGCTTGCGTCGAAAAGCTCACCGGTCTCTGGATCATACACGTCCAGCTCACCGCACACAAACGAATTATACAATTCCCAAACATTGGTATTGAAAGGCTTGTTGGGTAACACCGCTATTGACCATATCAAGCGCATTGTTCGGTAATCCACCTTACGGCTTGCCTGGTTGCCGAACTTTCGGCTGATAAGACACTCATAGCCCACGCTCTGGTATTCGTTCACCTTCTTTCGGAAGCGCAGCATACTGGCAGGCAGTGTGTGTCCTGTCTTCATGCGGTAGCCTTCCACGGCTTGCGACATCATGCTCCAGTCATATTTCTGCCCCATCGTGCGCTGTATTGCCTTGGCGTTGTTGTAGAGTTTGATGCAGGCGTTCAGCACGCTGGCATTGGTCACATACTCCTTCACATGGGCTTCAGTGGCATGGTCGTGTCCGCACTGGTTGCGCCAGTTGTTGAAGTATGCCACAGCTGCCTGGTCCACCTCATAGTTGGCATCGAGCCATGCCAGCAGCACCTCCATCGATGGGTCGGGATATAGTTCCTTCAGCCTCTCCTGGTAGGTATCTGGCAGACTGCTCACCGCGATGAGGGCGTAGCCTCCTCTACCACCACGACGCACGACATCAATGCGACCACGCGCAGAGAGTTGCTTGTAGTTGGGGACACTCATAATTCCTCCATCTACAAGTTCTCGCATCGAGATGCACAGTCTATTATCGTGGTACTCCATATCTCAGCCTTCCTTATCTAAGTGTCGCAGCCCAATCCTGAATGGCAGGAATATCACGCACGGCCACATTATCATAGTGGCGTACCTTTACACCCTTATGAAACACATCACAGCCACCATTACCAGCCTCTTTCTCAAACTCCAGCAAAACGTCATTAGGCAGATACTGGCGCATATAGCCATCTGCGTCATAGAGTGTTTCTGCTTCTGGAATCACTACCATGATGATGCCCCCACGCTCCATAGCCAGTTTGCGTATTCTGCGTGCAAGGTCAGTGTCTGTTGCAAATCTGATGGCATAATACACCATACGTTCTGTGACCTTCAACGACTTCATTATGAACTCGCGGTCTGCTTTCTTAATGTGAATGTACCTTTTCATGTCTCACTTGTTTATTGTTACTAAAATTTGTTACCTTTGTGGTGTTATTCAAAACAGAATATATTATGAACCTGTTACTTACAATTCAAATCGTTGCGCAAACGGACGTTTCGGAGCAAGAGCTTCAAACTCTATGCGATCCTTTGGTGTCAGTTTTTGATGCTGCGTGTGAAACAGCTTGCCACAATCACGGCAAACCAGTGTATTACCGCACAGGCGAACTAATCGATGCCCCTGATAGCCCGGCCATGCGTTACGTCGCTGTTCTGCACATGAGCAAACCTCGTCACGAAGCCCTACGTCAGTTGTTTCTGTCGCTCCAACCTCTGTTTGATAGTCAATTGCCTTCATGCACTCTGCAATGGAAGACAGAATCATTAGATTTTTTGCCATAACTTATGAGTTTATATTGTCGTGGAGTGTGGGGGAGTCGAACCCCTCCGTGGCTGTCCTTCGCTCTTCGCTTTCGCTTATTCCAACTTTCCGGCCACTGCATCCGTGCCACTCCTGCGGTCTTTCCCGCCGCCATCCGAGGCCACCCTATTGTCCGACTATCCAGTGCGGACCATCGACTATCCAGTGCGATGTTGCTGACTATCCAGTGCAGCAGGGCTTCCTGTTATGCCCCATATTCTTTTATCTTCGGTCTGATGCTGCAACCATAGCAGTTCATCAGTCGTCTCACGAGGTTCTCCACATAGATTTTCGGTGCCGTGAAAACGATACCATCATCCTCGTTATAACTAAAGCTCACACCGTCCATTATCAGAACCAATGCAACCTTGTGCTTTACGCTTTGCGTCTGCCACTCTATTAAATCGTTATCGTTCATATTCTTTAATCCTTAAAATTCGTTATTCTCGCGCCTTTTTCGTATCTTTGGCCGCTCGTTCATTATTGAATACGATGCAAAGATAGTGATAATTTTCAACCCTACAAATAAAAATGGGGATTATTTTCAACTTATGGGCAATATTTTATCAAGGATACAGGACATAGCCTCTAATGAGGGGATAACTATCGGTGCTTTAGAGCGCAAGATAGGGGCAAGTAAAGGCGTGCTTTCGCGCGCTATAAACAATGGTACGGACATTCAATCAAAATGGATTCAAAGTATAGTTGAAAATTATCCCCTATATTCCACGCGTTGGCTCATGACAGGCAAGGGAAATATGCTTGAAGATACAACCGCTGAACAAGACCTGCCAAAGAACATCGCTGTCCATGTTCCAGAAGGAAGTCGCGAGGGCATTCCTTTGATTCCTATTGATGCAATGGCAGGTGCCCTTACTGATGAAAGAACCGTGTACGAATATGAATGCGAGCGATATGTCGTACCAATCTTCAAAGGTGCCGATTTCCTAATCCCAGTCAAAGGTTCAAGTATGTACCCCAAATACAATTCAGGCGACATCGTTGCCTGTCAGAACGTGCCTATGACCGACTTGTTCTTTCAATGGAATAAGGTATATGTAATAGACACAAGACAAGGTGCACTTATCAAACGAATAAAGCCAGGACACGATAAAGACCACGTTCTTATCGTATCTGAAAACGAAGAATACGAACCATTTGAACTCCCCATGTCTGCGATTAACGCAGTAGCCTTGGTAATAGGCACTATTAGGTTGGAGTAACCGAAACGTATGCTCCTCCTTACCCTCCTCCACCCCCATTTTAGGGGTGTACCCCCTCTCTGGCAGACCCAATCAAGCCAAAACGCCCATTATTCCAGGGCTTTGGCTTGGTTCAGTCCCATTTTTACCTATACCGCAAATGGGCAGTTTCCCCCACCCTATCCCTTAAAACATTCCTTTTCCCTCCCCATCTATTCTACCCTCAAAATCCCCGAATGTGTAACCCCTAATTTCAGAAAATGTAACCCCTATCTGTAACCCCAATAGTAACCCCATTCCCATTTTCGCCACTTTAAGGCACAAAAAAAGGAGGCCAAACGACCTCCATTCCCACGACCGTCAAACGGCATTTTATTTGCGTTCTAACACCATAAAAAACACCAGCCTAATCATTTATCCCACGAGAGCATGAAATAAGCGTAGATTGCTTGATTATAGCGCGTTTCGTGCATAATATACCATTGCCAGACAGTCCGGCGTGAAGCAAATAATTCTTCGTCGCACCGATCTGTTCAGCCGTCAGAACCGTATAAACCGCAGAAATGCTGCTAAAATACCAGTCTTTCCGTCCCGTTCCATCAATATTGTACAGCAGATGCACATGTATTACCTTTGCCATATTCTATTGTTTTGTTTCTGCAAATATACCAAATAATCCTTATATGGAATAAATTCGTATTATCAAATTTCAAAAACACCATAAAAAAAGTGGCCTCAGCCACCATCCTACCCCACCCAAAGACAACACCAAGCATCAACAGAAACGCAATATAAACCACCCGTAAGCCCTATGTAAACCACAAGAGCCTCAACAAGCCCCAAAAGTAAACCAAATGTAAGCCTATGTAAACGCTTCGTTTTACGCCGTCATTTCAGCCACATATGCCTAACTCGTTGAAACACAAACCTCTCACCCATTTTTCAGCCGACCGACTCATTTACGCTTCGTTCTGTGCCCCATACAAGGATATATGCTGAACGGTTAAATATATTTTTACCGCTAAGTGTTACTCGTCCAAGAAGTTCCTCTGCGTTAGAGTTGTATAACGAATTTAATTGTTTCATATCTCACTATTTTATCCAAGACCAAAATATTCTATTTATCTCGGGATCATGTCTTTGAAGAAGTTCAAAGAGATAATGCATAATGGCTTTATTCTTCTTACACATCTCGTTTGTAGGACGATGACCAACCATATCTCCTTGCTCTGACATGTTTCTTACTGGGTCTGCACCACAGTAAGGTTGGAATACGCATTCTGCGCACTCCGGCAAGCATTCATTACAAGCATTACTGATTATCTCATGCAGTTTTTCTCCATTGAACATGCATTGGTATGAATCCTCATTTACATTGCCAAGTCTGAAATAATAGTTTTTGAATCGAGCCATCATTCTTCCTTCGTCAGCAACGTACACGCTGCCATCATAATCATATATTGCTCCAGCTATGCCAACACCTGCAGGAGATTGCAGGTCAACAAAGCCTGTCGCAAAAGGAGTCAGAATCCTGCGAAGAAGCAAGGCTGCATACCCCTCAACAAAGAATGTTCCTTTCTTGTTGAGTTCTATGATATAGTCCAACCCCTCTTTGTAGTTTTTTACAAAATCTTCTATTGGATAGGCTATCTTGTCCTTATGCTGTTTTGCAAAACCGTAAGGGTTTAATGCCCTTAGAAAGATATTATGGAAACCTAATCTGATGTATTCATCTATGATGTCCTTGAATCTTCCGAGGCTATACTTTGAAGTTGTCATTAAAGCGGATGCACATTCATCATCTCCCCAAATACCACGAATCATCTGTAGATTTTTCTCAAAGATAGCATGGTGGTCAAGATTTTTATTCTGGAGAGGTCTGTTTGTGTCATGCAAATCTTTTGGTCCATCCAAAGATGTAGAAATCATACAATTATGCTTCTTTAGGTACTTGACCATCTTCTCATTGAGCAAAGTAAGATTGGTGCAGATGACAAATTCTAATTCACGTTTCTTGAATAAGTTTTGCCATTCAGCTTCTTCTATGATATACTTCACCATTTCAAAATCGGTTGACGGGTCACCACCCTGAAACTCTATTTTGATACATGGAGAGGGAGACATGAAGATTGCCTTGACGATATTCTTTGCCGTCTTTTTGGTCATGTCCGCAGAATGATCTGTACTCTCATGTCTTTTTACCTGACAATAGATACAACTTGAATTACAACGTAAAGTTGGCACAACCATGTGCAAAGAAGTGAAATCTTCCAAGATACTCTTCTTTGTGCGGAATTTGGTTGCTAACATTTTTACAACATCTTCAACCTTGTCGGTCGTAGCGATTTGTTTTGACTCTATATCATAGAACAAGTCACTTGTAGGGTCAAGTTCTCCATTGACGAATTTGTGAAAGTCGTCATTCTTTAAGAATATGTATTCTCCAACATCATTCGATAGAAGATATTCTTCTTCGTTAAATCTAACGAAGCGGAATGGGAGTATTGTATAATCACTTTTCATTGAGTATATTGTAAATATTGTTCAATAAACTATCGTTGCAGATTAAATTGCGTTTAGTTGCATTGGGGGATTCTGTCCTATACAGATAGTAATATTTCCCATCTGTTTGAATATAATACACAAAATACTGATGTGTATGTATTGTGTTAAAACTTCCAAATTCAACAATATAGTATATTTTATAGCACCATTTGTTCACTTTCACCCCATCTATTTCCAATAATTTACACCTTTCAATACCATTTATGCTGCATCCACTCTTATTTATACCATTTTCTTTTAAAATGGCTTGTTTTATCAGAGCAATCTGTTGCTCACTTAGATTTAGTATTGAAGATGATTTTGTCTTAATATAATGATTATATGACACTCCAGAATAATGAGACATATGGGAGCCATGAGAACCATGCCCTAAATGTCTTGTCCTATTTGAAAGGGTAAATGCTTCATTTTTATTGACGAAGGCATGCAAAATGGAATATATTCCAGCATATATAGACAATATTAAGATAATTAATCTTCTCATTTTGATATGGGCTTAAATGCTTCCTCAACTATCAAATCACGAATATGTCCATACTTCTCCGTTGTAATCTCACGAAGTTGTTGGTCAATTAGGTCATTGCAGAATTGTTTGACTATATTCTCGTCAAGCGCACCATCTTTTGATTCAAAAATCACACAGACCTGTTTATCATTACTTGGAATTGTATTCTGATAAACAAAGTACTTGTCTGTATATCTGTAAATAGTAGCAGTTATAGCCTTTTCACTATATAAATTCAAGTCAATGATTACTTGAAAGCCACCTTTGTCTGTCTTTGTGATTGGAACTTTTATACAGCTCATACCAACTATTCTTTTTGCCAACGGCTACCATATTGGCATGATTAACAAATGGTTGGTATATATACATGAAAACGTGGAGCCAGTCCTGTCACTCGTTCCACGCAGTAAAGGCTCTGGCATCGCCCAAGTTGTCGAAACGAGCAACGCCGAAAGCCCCACGCCTGTGTACGTATATAGAAAGCACTATTGACAACGAACGACAAAATCGCTCGAAGCCAATGAGGGCTGTATACAATACACCTCATGAGGCGTTCCCGTTGCTTTGTTCTTGACAACTTTGCTCGAACTGCCAGATTCTTACTGCGTCAAAACCAAAGCGTACAGTTACGCCTTATATGTATATATGTCTGCCCAACCTCTGCCCATCGGGGCTTCCGGTATGGGTATAGACGTTACAAAGATAACACTTTTACTTTGAAAACCACCTTGTTTGGCAGGTAAAGTATGATATTCAGGTCTGATTTAACATTATTAAATATAAATATGTCAAAGAATTCCACTTTTGCATGATTTTTCCTGCTAAAAAGTTTGTATTATCAATGATTATTTGTATTTTTGCAGCGTTAGTTCCAGCCGAGCCTCTTTACAATGCTTAAATAGGCTGGGCTTTTTTGTTTATAAGCTATGACAAAGAGAAATTTTGGAAAAGATTACAAGACTCCACGAGAACTTGTAACCTTATTGGAAAATCGTGGATTGATAATCAATGATAGGCAAAAGGCTCAATTGTATTTGGAGAGCATTGGCTATTATCGATTGTCTGCGTATATGCATCCTTTGTTGAAGACTCCAAAGATTCTTCATCTGTATAAGGAAGGTGCTACATTTAACAAAGTGATGATGCTTTATCGCTTTGACAAAAAGTTGCGCTTACTCCTTTTTAACGAGATTGAGAAGATCGAAATTGCTGTAAGAGAAGCCGTAATGAATATGACGGCTGAACGGACTGGTGATATATATTGGCTTACCAATTCTGCACATTTTCGTGATCAGTCCATTTTCGTCAATAGTATGGCAATGTTGTCGAAGGAGTATGAACGTTCTACTGAAGACTTTATAGAACACTTCAAAAGAACATATACAGAACCTTTTCCACCAGCATGGATTCTTGGTGAACTTCTCCCAATGGGTAGCGTGAATATGTACTACAGGAACTTGAAAGATAAAGGACTCAAAAAGCAGATCGCCAAGCGTTTCTGCCTTCATGCTCCAGTGTTTGAGTCTTGGCTTTCTGTGCTTACGCTTACTCGCAACGCTTGTTGTCATCACGCTCGTGTTTGGAACAAAGTCAACAAGATTATTCCAAATGATATGAGAGGCATGACTCGTCCTTGGATTACTATTCCTGCGGACAAGCGAAGAATCTATTATAACATGTGCATCATCAAGTATTTCCTTGACATCATCTCTCCCAACAATGACATGCTTGACAAAATGCACAATTTGTTCAGCAAGTTTCCAGAGATAGACCTGGCAGCTCTTGGATTCCCTGTTGGTTGGGAA